GTGATGATACCAGTCCTGACCATTTCTGCATTGGCAGCAGTTCGCCCGGTGAGACGCGCAAAACTTGAGTTATTGTACTTGTGAATTTTGTTTATAAAATTTGATGTACGTGCACCGCCGTTTCGATAACTCATGGTAAATGCCATAGTTCCAACTGCCATATTAGCGACATTTGGACGCAGCGTGCCTGTCTGAAACTTGCGGTAAAGAACTGCCGCTATAGATGACGCACCCGCCTCAATGACATTTTCGTGTCCTGCAAAGCAGGTCTGGACTATATTTTTGAATTTTAAAAAGGAATTGAGAATAGAGCGACGCACCTTGAGTGCATCCGCAGCAGACATTTCCATGGCGTAGTTATTAAGATACAACAGAACCACGAGCGTGATAATCAGAGCAACAATACGACGGACCTGTCCCTGACGGAGACGTGGGCGCCCATTGTTGTTCCGGTTAGGAGACCGGTACCGAACGAGACTTGCGCTTGGCATATATTATCTCACAACACTTTTATATAGAATTCTTGGAGCCTTTCGAACGACCGACCATTTCAAGGCATTATAGTGGCTGGGCGCATATGCACGCATTTTGTTGAGCGCGCCAAGAGCAATCTGTTTCGTATGAGGTGAGAAATTACCCGGTGAAAAGTAATAGTTCACCATTGCATTGACCAGGTTATTTGCGTGTCTGTTTCTGGTGGCGTTTGTCGCGAGGCTGAAATTTATCGCGGTTCTTCCAAGCGCCTGTGCGTGGCGATTATTTGCGAGACCGCTGATTCTGATGGCTGCAGGTAAGAGAGTTTTAGCCATCTGAACCGTCGCTTTTCCTGCAACCGCCCGAGCTGTACGGGAATTTGCGGCAACGGAAAACGGACCTCCGACCAGACGGGTCGGTGGACGACTTGCCATTTCTATGTACGACCAAAATTCTTGGAGTACTTGGCATGGACCCACTTGGCATCAGCCTTGTAGATGCGTGATGCGCGGGGGGCGGTGCGTTTGGTCAGGGTGCTGATGGCAACAAGACGCTTGATAACTGCGTGGGGATCCTCCTTACCTTTGGTCACGGCACGTACCAGCGATTTGTGGCGATTGGTCATTGCCTCAACTGGGTGGTACCCGTACCGGGTAAGCATACCCTTCTTGAGCTTGCCGATAACCTTGGGACCCTTTCCAGCAGCACCCACATCTGGTATGGGAACTGGACGCACACGGGTCACGCCTGCGCTGCGCACATAGGAAAAGGTTTTGCCCTTCCTATGGACTGTGATTCGTTTGGCACTACGACGCATCATGTACCCTGCCCGAAGAATAGAACTCATTTATATTTACTTGGAAAAATTTTGAGATAACCCAAACATAAACATTTTGAGCTTATTCTCATTTGACGCATTAAAATCATATATGTCATCATCTGGAATATCTATGTCATGGGTCGGGATTGAGTATACGTGCCGCATTTTCATATTAGAAAACAAAATACTGAGTGCGTAACTCTTGAGATCCTTGATCTCTGAGAGCCGTCCCCACGCTATCCTAAGAGCTAATGTGTCTCCCCGCCCTACGAATGGTCCGGCGGGGATAGCCTCGGCTGTCGCGCCATCCACATAATTATAACCGTCCGCGAGTTTTACGGGGGCGAATAGGAATGGAACCGCGACAGTGGCTGAAATAGCGTCTAGTACACTCATATTAGGTGAAGAATCTATATTAAAGTAAATGGTCTTCATGAAATCCACGCAATATGCCGAGATGTGAAGTTTTATAGGATTCAACTCGTAAAGTTCCTTGAATGTGATGTCATCCTTTCCTATAAATTTTTTACACATTTCTGCGATAATTTTTCTAACCTTTTTAGATGAAACAAGTCCGTAGTTGTTCAATAGACTTTTAATATTTGGTTTCATTATGTCTCCGACTGGAACCGTAAGAGAATAGTCAAGAATACCTGGAATATTTCCTTGTGAGAGTACGTAAGTAAAGGCTACCATACCCCCTGCACTTGATCCTGAAATTTCCTCGAGATCCCCAAGTTGACCCTCTTGTTTTAGTTTCGTTAAAACACCGAGATACATAAAGTAGCCCATGGCTCCGGGTCCTACCACAAGGTGTTTGACCATCTTCTATTTTAATACAAAATTAGTTTCTTAATAATACTCGGGGAACTGTCCGCGCAGGAATGCATAAAACAGGGAAAAAATGAGGGTGTGAACGCCGACCGCGGCAGGTCCTGATGAGGGGAGACTGAAAATAACACCTGGAGTCAATGCCACAAACAGCACGCCGGGGACGATGATATCAGCGGTGGTCACGTTAAATTTAAACACAAACTTGACAATAAGATATGTAAAGATACAGACTAAAAGGGCGTGCATGCACACCTGAACCAAAAGACCTGAACCGGGTGGGAATCCCAACAAGAGTCCAGGGCTTAAGATTGCAAACAAAAGTGCTGGTGTCAGCACCTTTGGAGACGTAATATCAATCATTTATTATACATTCACATTAATATCGAACCACTTGTAGAAATTTTCAGGATCGACTCGTTCTTTTACAATCAGGATCCGCTTGATTGCTGTCCACGCCCGAATTGCGTGATCAGATGGGTCGGTCGAATAGTGCAGTTCAGGACGAAGTAAAAGTTCAACAAACTTTGTATAGTTGCAACTATTTTTCATCATCAAATAGTTGTCATTGAGGTATTCGTTGAATATGGTCCAACCGTCGTGAATCTCTTCAGAATACAGAGCTTCCCAATCTTCGGGATCGAGGTCGTTGGCAAACTCGTCTGAATCATCGGAATCTTCCCATGCATGTTCGAAAGTGTAAGCGTCACGCGAGTACTCGTCGTTGACACCCATTTCGTCTTATTGTAGTTACGTCCCGTCTCTCTAAGACAGGAGTTTATTGATGCCAGATACGTTTACACCTGCAACCTCCTTGACGTCAACTGCGTCCTGGATGGCGTTGAAAGCTCCCTCGACCTGAGCCTCGTTCCCGCCAAAAAAGGTGGTGAGACCCTTCTTGATAACGTCTTTTGTGATACTACCCTTGACCGTTTTAAGCTTGAAATTAACCTTAACCTTGTCCTGGACATTCACGGTGTCAATTTTGTTCTCCCCCATGTGTTTAGTCACAAACTTGCGAAGCTCCTTTTCACGCTGATTCAGCGTCGAGAGATCTTTGCGAGCTGCGGCGAGCTGGGTCTTTATAGCGATCCACTCATTCGTAGCATTTTTGAAGTCCATTACTAAAAGAAATGGTCATTTTTTTAAGCCTCGTAAATTTCGTCGAAATTTACTGATACTCGCGCTCAATCTCAAACTTGGGGCGCATCACATCTGGGGGAATGGTGCTGAGGTTGAAGATGGACACTGGGGTGCGGGGGTTCAGTGGCTCGCTGCGGAAGTCGCGGTTGGCGTTGCGCAGGACGCCGCCGATGGTCTCTGGGTAGCCGATCTGGCTGCGTGGGTCCAGGTAGTTCTGGTTACCCAGGATCTTGTCTGGGCTGAACTGACCAAAGTCCTCGGTAGCCACCACGTCGCGGGGGATCAGGCTGGCGGATGACACCGAGCTGTCCCCCTGTGTTGCGCCGGAATAGCTGGCACCCATGGTCTTAGCGTCGGTGATGGCACCTGCACCAATTGGCTGGGCTCCTGAGGCGACACCGTACGAGCTGCGGCAAGTGGGGGCGAAAAGCATCAGGAGGATGACTGCCGCCAGAACCAAAATTACCAGTCCCTTGCGATTCATTTATTATAAGTTGGTGATATTTTTTTGGGAGGTCCTGGGGAAGCTTCGCGAGACAGACCCTACGGGTCTGGACTCAGTCCAGATAATCTGCTGGGTCATCCTCCTCCTCGGGGTCGTCCGTGAACAGGTACTCCTTGGGGAAGGATGCCTTCTGCGAGCCGCCCCGGACGCGCACCTGGACGACGCGCCAGATGGGACCGAACGACTTTTTCAGGAACCACAGACCTGACAGCTCGAAAAGCACGTCACACTTCGAGCCTGGTGCCACCTCCTGGAGCTCGACTGAATTCTTCTGAATGTCGAATGCTGTAGTGACCACCTCACCCTTGACCGTTGCCAGTGCCGCGCTGATGACATCGTCAGTCACGCTCTCCTGGAAGGCGTTTGCAATCGTCTCGTCGCTGAGCTCCTTGCCAAACCACTCGACACGGGACTCCTTGGCCTGTGTAAGCAGATCGTTATCAATAGTAGTAAACAAATTAGAATTTTCAACCTTGAAATTGACAGACTTGGCGGTCATTGAATCCTGGAGCGTCACACCATTCACCTGGTGACGAGATCCGTTAATCTTCAGAAAGTATCGACCATCTGGTAGTTTCTGGGGCTTTCCGTACTCCATTGTACTATAAACAAAAATATTCTTTAATGTTAGATGAGCGCATGCAGTGCTGAATTTATAAATTCAGGGTGCCAGTGTTTGACCGATCCCCTGGATGTAACAACATCCATCTGCGGGTACATAAATAAACAGAACGGGCTGGTATATCCATGCGATCTCGGGTGCTGTGTACCCACCTGTCAAAACGTCGGACCCTATCCAATTTTTAATGAAGATTTCAGACCGGCTGGTGGAGGTGCTTTGCCCCCAGGCTTTAACGTCAATTTACCACAGAGTGGAGAATCTTCGCAGACGGAAGGGGCTGCATCATTTTCGAACCCACAGACCCCAGATGACAAGGTTTGGCAAATTGTTTTGAAAGGTTTCGTGTTTTTGGTCATCATTCTACTCGCCATGTTGGCACTT